CCACACCTGAGTTCCTTGGTCAATCGGCCTCTTGCTCCCGGATGAACTGGGCGCAGATGCCGAGGAGGGCGTTCGCCATCGCCAGGACCGCGAGATTCGCCGACTTATCGAAGTCGTCTTTGTTCTCGTATAACTTGGCGATACGCTCGGCCCGGATGAGCCAACCGCGCCCTTCCGCGAAATATTCCTCTGGAGTCTTTGGCATCACCATACTCCCAGCCCTGGACCCGGCGCCGCGTAGCACATCGCCAGGGCGTCCGCATCGTCGGGACTCCCGCCCGTTGACCGTTTCTTGAAGTCCTCTTTGGATTCCAGCTTGATGCGCCGGTCTCCCTGGACGGTGTACCGCCGCGCCGAAAGCTGGGCGATGACGGACGGGTTGTCATCGATGTCGATCATCCCATCCCGGAAGGCTTGGCCCAGTTCCAGCCATGCCTCGGCTATTGCGTTGACGTACCTGTCCGCCCTTCTGGCCTTCTCCCCGCCGTTGAAGGCGACGATCCGGACCCGCCCTCCCGCGACATTCTCCTCATGGAGGCGGTCGGTGACTCCCCCGCCGACGCCCGTGTCATCAACCACGATCGAGGTCACGTCCGGGTCGTCCTCGGCCATCATCTTGAGATGTCCGGCGACCTGTTGGGTGTCCCGGCCTTGGGACTTCCAGGCCAACCGGCAGACGTTGCCTTGTCTTCTGTAAACGACCGTCTTGTCGGCGCCGAATCTGGCAACGTCACAGGCCAGCGTGGCCTCGCCCTCCGGCTCCAGTTGCCGCTCGACCGCGTCCATCAGGAGAGACCGCGGCACGATGGCGTCCTCCAGGTTGTCGGGAAAGCGGCCCAGGACGGAGGCGATATACAGGGCCGACTCCTCTCCCCACTCCCGGCGCCGTTCCTCCACTTGCTCGGCGGTCACCATGCCGGGGATGACCTCCCGGCCTTCCCGGATGTTGGGCGTGTCCGAGGCCGCGATCTCGATGGTGTGGTAAAGGTCGGAGCCGCCGTGGAAGGCATCGTAGAACTCGCCGGAGCTGGCGAAGGCGTTCCCGGTCAATAACATTCGGGCCGGGTTGAGCCGCTTGACCGCGTCGATGTGGGACTGCTCGATGTTGTGGGCCTCGGTCAGGATGACCAGGAGGTTCGGGGAGTGGAAGCCCTGGATGTTGTACTCGTTATCAGTGGCGAACCCGACCGCGTAGTGGCGGTCGTCCAACTCCCACCGGGCCGTCCGGTACATCTGACCACCTAGCGGCGCCCTTGCCGTCAGGTATGCGCTCCGGGCTTCCTTCCAGACTATGTCGCTCACCTGCCTATGGGTCGGGCCGAGGACGACGGTGATGGCGGGATAACGGGTCGCCATCCACCAGAGCATCAACCGCGCCGACTGCCAGTCCTTGCCAGTATTATGGTGAAAAACCCCCTCGGCTGAATAATTATGGGTTCCCGGGACGGTCAAGTCATAATAGATGTCATTTCGTAGGTACGTGATGGCGATGATGCTCGTATAATGGGGCCAATGGTTAAGGAAAGGGAGTGATGAATATGACGAATCCACGGAGAGGGCCGAGGCCGAAAACCGAGCAGCGTGACTCACAATATCGCCAGTTCTTCCTAGACTATGCGGAATTAAACCAAAGCGAGCTTGGGGAGAGGATCGGCTGGAGCCGGAAAATGGTGCAACGATTCTACGAGCGCAATCCTGACATCCCCCGGAATCATATTCGTGGAGGTTTCGGTCCACGCAATGGTAGTTGGAACGGAGGCCGCACAGTCGATAAACACGGCTATGTCCTAATCCGTGTAAAGGGACACCCACATGCCAACAGCCACAACTATGTCCGAGAACACCGGCTGGCGATGGAAAAGATGATTGGGCGATACTTGGAACCCCATGAGATTGTGCACCACAAGAATGGCAAGAAGGGAGACAACCGCCCTGATAACCTTGAATTACTGGAGAGCAATGCTGAGAACTTGCGCTATGCCTGGACAGGGAAACATCACTCGATCGAGACTCGCCGCAAGATGAGTCAGTCAGCGAAAGCACTCTGGAACCGACGGTTAGGTGGGACACCTGCCGCCAACCGGACTCCGTCAAGAGTCGATGTTCCGCGGTAGCCACAAAAGCCCTGCCGTCATCGGTTTCAACTCGGTATAAATCAGACCTTCCTTTGATGAAGGGAACCTCTGCCGTGGCTTTGACTACCCCGTCCGAGGTATAAGACCAGACGGGTATCGGCTCCTTAATCTCACCAACTGGGATTGCCTCACCAGTGTCAGCATTGTCGATACGAGTCTCAGCCCCAAGGCATCCGTTGGCGCCGACGACCGCGACCCGGTTATGGTCTCTGACCGCCCTCGCCATCTCCAACTGCTTATCGTAGACGGTCGGGCATCCGAGGACGGCATCCCAGAACCAGGCCGGGTCCGTCCTGGAGTGGTCAACCAACCATCGCTTCTCAGCCTGGGTGAGCGTCATCTTGTCTTGTTGACGGTATAACTCTGTGGGCCATGGTGGAACAAACGAGGTTGCATTAACGGCCCCGTCACCCGTACCCGGCATTTACATATTGGACACCGAGTCCATCGGGTTTGCTTCCCACCCTCATGAGGCCGATCATAAGAACCGTCACCGAATTTCGGACTGACATAGTTCTCAATCTCGCCGGTTACGGCAGACCCACTAGCTAGACACTTGACCCGCACATTCCCGTTCTTGTAAACGCTCTCAATCGTCCGCCCTTTCTTCTTGGCCCAAGGCCAGGCCATTCCCCATATCGCCACGCTCTCCCTCCACTACTTGGCCGGCGCCGTCCATCGCTTCCCGGAGGAGGTCCGCGAAGGTGACGCCGCCAACCATGACGTTCTGTTGTTGGAGTTGGATTAACGGCTTATCAGGCACAAGACCGCCGATGGTGTCCAGGCGCCGGAGAATGTCCAGGACGATCCCTGTGGCCCTCGCGGCCTGGGTGTCATCGGGGCCGGTCGCCTGACTCCACCATCGGAGGAGGAGCCGTTCATAGCGGGACCGCTGGAGGTTGTACTCTTGCTGGACGGCTTGTTTGTCGTCCCGGCGTACCTCGGCCAGACGGCGCTTGACATCGTTCCAGACCTGGGCTTTGGAGACTCCAAGCTGGTCGGCGATCTCTTGCTCGGTCTCTCCGGCCATCTTCATCTGGATGACCTGTTGACGCCGTTGTTCAGCGATTATCTTGTTGCCGTTTTGTAAAGCCATGACCTAGCCACCCGGCATAGTTGTTCGCCGCCATTCTACCATACCGCATAGCGTGGGCGGTCTTGTATGCTGCCGGTGGTAGTAAAACGCCGCTACGGGCTTCTCAGTACCGTCCAGGGCATATCCGATAGAGGTCAGGGCCGCGGTTATTGAGCCCGTCCGACCTTGAATGACCGCTTGAGGGCTTCCCGGACGCAGGGCTGGCAACGGCGGTTGGTGCCTTTTTCCAGGGTCCGGATAGCAGTCCACCGCTGGAGGTGGCAACAGGGGCATTCGGTCCAGACGTACTTCCGGGCGCCGACCATCCCCAGGTCTGTCGCCGGGACGATGTCGCCAAGGTCAGGCATCACTCACCTCTCAGTATCCGCTCGATCTCCCCGTCCAGGCCGTCGGGTCTCCAGAGGTAATACTCCACGCCGGAGGATGTCAGGGCGTCTTGCCATTCGTCTTGTCCTGGGAGCCAGCGGTTGCCGGACTTGTTGTATCGGCCTTTGGTCAGCTTGCCCTTGACCGTCTTCAACTCCGCGAAGATAACGCGGTGCTGGGTCGGATGCACCATCCGGAGGTCTGGCTCCCCCGGCTCCGACTTCCTGGCGTCGTGGGTGAAGCCCACGATCCAGCCATAAGTCCGGGCCAGGTCGATGACGGTCGCCTGGAAGTCCTTCTCGGTTATGAGTTCTTGAGCGGTCACGCCAGGATCAAGTCCGCCGGTATCCGGGCCACCTCGGACTCGTCCAATGCCAGAGCTTTCGCCAGCGCCGTGCGTAGGTTACTCCGGAGCCGTGGCGTGACCGGACGGTCCAGCGGGAGAGGGCCGATCAGTTCGACCAAATGGGAATGCCACAATAGTCCGGTCCGGGAGCCGTGGATTCGCCAGGTATAACCGTTAACCTCCACCTGGACG